TAACGAACGGATCGTTATTAAAGATAACATACTCAATCTAATGACGCATGAACAGTACAACAAATTCATTGAAAGAAGATAGACTAATCCCCTAAATATGTTTATAATAAATTTATAGACATTAGGGGATTTTTTTATGCCTGGAACATTCAGAAGTAAAAACGGTGCAACACTATCAGGACATAGTGATAAGTGGAGCAACCAAAACAGATCGGCTCGTAGTCATGAAGCCGGACAAGGTTCAAAAGGTAAACGCAATCAGGGTACAGGTATGCAAGGCAAACTAAACACATTGCCTTCTGATGGTGTTGATACTTCAAAGATGAAACCTGAAGAAAAGTTAAAGTACTTTAAATCATTAGGACTTATGCCAGGTAAAGGAGTTGCACCAGCAGATCAGCCACCAGCGAAGGAAGTTCCAAAAGATCCAGTACATGGAAGCAGAAACAAAGTACAAGCACTTACTCAGGATTTAGCAAAAGTATTTGCTGATAGACCAAACTACTTAACCAGTATTGTACAGGAACTAAAAGCAGTAGATCCATCTAAATTTAAATCAGCAGTATTCGCCGCATACCGTGCAATGCAGGAAGTAACAGCACAAGATAACGTAGCCCAGGCTGATATTCTTGAACACATACTATCAGCAATTAGAAATAATACTATAGAATAATCAAAAAGAGGTTGACGTTTGTCAGCCTTTTTTATTATAATAAGTACATACAAACAAGAGGATTTAAAATGAAAAAGTTAATCGCCCTGGCTGTTGTTTCTGTACTGTCATTCGCTGCACAAGCTGAAACTCTGACTTGTTCCACGCAAACACTTATCGTCAATGGTAATACTATTGCCGCTGATGTTCCTGTAACTGAAGGATCGATCATCCTGTCACAACCAAAAGTAATTTTAAGTATTGATTCTTATGATATAGAATTTTGGAAAGATGGTAATGACTACAGAAATGATACTGGCCGAATTATTCTGGATCGTTCACACGGTCGGTATACTATGGAAACTGCAATCAAGCAAGAAGGTACTAACAATTTCGTACCGACTAAAGTTGTTTACCGCTGCAAATAATTTTAAACAAGGGGTTGACTTCGGTTAGCCCCTTTTGCTATACTTATTTCATTGGAAGATAAAGCCACTAGCCCATCGGGTGCGGAGCTATAAACTTTAGCATAGCATTATAAATTAAATCAAAAAAGTACTTGTTTTCGATTAGCACTGTGATATACTTATTATCAGTTAACCAAGAAGGAGTTTATAATGCAGTTTAGTGATGTTATCAAGAAACTTATGGAAGAACCAACTGAAGAAGAAATTCAAGTTTCAGATATTCTAAAGTCGATCTGCTTCAATGAATATCAAACACAGCTTGACACTATCGTAGCTTTACAGTACTTCAGAGGGATTGACGACGCATTGATTATAGATAAAATCAGTGCAGCTAATACCCCACTACAAAGAGCGGCGATGCAGTATGAACACTAAACGCTACATAGTTCGATACACTACTAAATCACTTGCACACATTGAAAGTATTAAAATGGAACGTGTTGTGCAAGTCCTAATTGGAATTTTATTTGTAGTTTATTGGATTAAAGGTTAAAAAGTACTTGCAAGTTTAACGTAGTAATGTATAATGTATTCAACGGTTAAGGAATAGTTCTTAACCACTTTTAAATGAGAGATTGCCATGAAATTCACAGAACTGAACGACAAACAGAAAGCAACCGCCCTGGACAAGCACAGAGACATTAACGTTGATTGTTCAGAATGGTGCGAACATATTACCAGCAAGTTCTACGAAGAACTTAACGCTATTGGATTTGAAGGTGTAGAATCTCAGTACTCAGGCTTTTGCAGCCAGGGCGACGGGGCAAGTTTTACCGCCGAAAGTATTGACATTGAAAAGTTTTTGCGTAGTCAGAAACGCTGGTCACACTATCGCCAGTTACACGATATGATCCGCATCAAGGATATTACTGGCGAAGTGAAACGCGATCACGGTAGTCGCTATAGTCATTATAACACTACTGAAGCATTCCTGGACGGCGACTGGCAGAACGATTTAACACCAAAACAGCAAGCACTGTATGATGAATTACAAAAAGAGCTTGACGATTATATCACTGAACAGGGTAAAGCATACTACAGCGAACTTGATACCTGTTACTATGATCTGATTAGTGATGAGAATGTCAAGGAAACAATCATCGCTAATGATATGGATTTCGAAGAAACAGACCATTCAGTAACCTACATTTAAATTTAAAATTCTTGATAAAAGGGGTTGACTTCGGTTAGCCCCTTTTGCTATACTTATTTCATTGGAAGATAAAGCCACTAGCCCATTGGGTGCGGTAGTGTATTAGTACTATAAAAATATTTTCAAATAATTATACTTTTAATTTAAAAAATGCTTGCACATAAACTAAAAGAGAGTATACTTACCTTATCGAAACAAGAAACGGAGTTACACAAAATGAAATGCGAAGTTCTGACTATCAGTGCTGAAGTAGCTAGCAAGTATCCCGCACTTAAACCGCTTTTCGATAATGACTACGTTTCAGCTATTGATTTCGGCTATACAGTTGATGTTAGTTACTCCTGGCTGGTGGATCTCACTCCAGAGCAAAAAGTAGAGTTCGATGCATTAACAATTGAACTGAATAAAAAATAATCTAAAATATGCTGGACAATCTAACTTCAGCGTATTATAATTTAAAAACTTAACGAATTGAGGTAATGACCATGCAGAAAATGTATCAAGGAATCAACGGCTTCGCCCTGAAAGAAAACCGTCCGTTGGATCGTACTGAACTGTTAGAAGTGGTTCCTTCTATCTTCGCAATTGAAGGACACGAAAGCCGTTCTGAAAGATTCGCACCAGTGGCAACAATTGACATTGTTGATCGGCTGGCACAGGAAAATTATTTCCCGATGTTCGCGATTCAGTCAAAAGTACGTGACACTACTAAGCGTGATTATACTAAGCATATGTTACGCTTTCGCCAGCCTGGACAGGTAGAAGGTGAAGCGAATGAAATCATCCTGGTTAATGCCAATGATGGTACAAGTGCTTATCAGTTAATGGCTGGTCAATTCCGTTTTGTATGTGCAAACGGTTTAGTAATGGGTGAAATGTCACACAATACTAAAATCTATCACAAAGGAAACGGCACTAAAGGTACTGGCGTGATGGACGATGTTATTGAGGGCGTCTATTCAGTAGTTAAAGACTTTGACGAAATTGAACGTTATAAAAATGAAATGAAAAAGATTGATCTTAATATTTCAGAACGTGACTCTTTCGCCATTGCTGCTTATGTACTGAAAGAAGGTATACCATTAAATGGTGACTTCACAAATGCAGTATTTCAGCCACGCGGCCTGTTATCGCACAAAGGGTTAAACACTACTGACAAATATGATACATCATTATACAGTACGTTTAACACCGTGCAACAGCATTTGATGCAAGGCGGGCAATCAGGTTTTAATCCAGAAACTGGCCGCCGCCGGACAAGCCGTGCTATAACTAACATTGATAAAAACATTGCACTGAATAGTACTTTGTGGTCAATGGCGATGAAGCTGGTGGATCAACGCGATGCACTGAAAAACGCTGAACCAGATGAATTATTAGTTTTTTAAAAATAAAAAGCTAAAAGGGGTTGACAATCGTCTTCCCCTAAAGCATACTAATAACTGTGAACTTTAGGAGGATAGTTACATGAAAATGAATTTGTTTGTAATGACGTCGCCAGGAAAGAATAACATTACGGAATATGTGATCGTTGGACAGGATTTCAACGGTCGCCGCTTCAAACTGGATTCCTCATTGTTAACCAATGAGACACAAACGGATCGTGAAGTTCGTGATGTTCAGAATCGCCGGATCTTGCGTATGCTTCAGGCTATCGCATACGGTCAAGCGATTAACCTGGAAAACTGGACACAGATCGAACCTGCTTACGGATCGCCAGCGTTTAATAAATTGGATGCAGTACAACGCAATGCGATCACGCAACAGCATGTAGAAGCATACAGCATTTAACCTATTACGCGTTTTAGATTAGTACTATATGAGGTTGGCAAATTTGTCAACCTCTTTTTTTATGTCAAGATAAATCGCACCGCTAGTACCAAAAATTAATTTAGTCAAGGCGGTTGACAGATTAAGACGAATCCGATAATATAAGCCTTAAGAAAACAACAAAAGGTGTAGAGCACTAATGCAAAACAGTCAAGTAGAAGCCCTAAAAATTCGTTGGTACAAGCAAGCTGTAGCAGGCAATCCAATTATCGGGGAAGATAAAGTACTGTTCGATTCCCTGCCCTCTCACATTCAGGCAGAACTAAAGAAAGCCTATCTCTTCGGCGTCAATGACGAACAAGAAACCTGGCTGAAACCCGCCACCAAAGTCACACCAAAAGTAATGCAGTAAGTACTAATAAAATAGTTTGACTGAAGTCAACAAGTAATATATAATCTTTTTAATCGTTACGTAGGAATCCAAAATATGATCCACGTTGATCTAGATTCACTGAAACAAGTATGGTATAACTTCGGTAGCAATAGTCAAGTACTATCAGCCGATAACAAAGCACTATTCAACGGCCTGGACAGTTGGCAACGCAAGGAACTGTTAGACGCCTACAACAAAGGGCAGTCTGATAAAATGGTAAGCTGGAAAGCCTAAACCATATCACAAAAAAGAATTTAATAAAGGGGTTGACTTCAGTCAGCCCTTTTTGCTATACTTATTTCATTGGCAGATACCGCCGCTTTCATCCCATTGGGTGCGGAGATCTATCTGTAGAAAATTTAGTACTTAATAGATATAGCTCCGCACCCAATGGGTCAAAGACATTTCGCTGTCTATGTGTTAATTATGCCCTAGTGCTGGTGGACTGTCAACAACTTTTTAAATAAAAGAATTATACTTTTAATTTAAAAAATACTTGCGTTAAACTTCAGAAAGTACTATTATTACTACATCGAAACGAGACGGAGTAAAGAACATGAAAGTAACAACACTGGTTAAGAAGCTGTTTGGTGAGTCTGCCCTGGGTAACATGATGGACACGCTGGAA